AAGAATGGCTGGATTGCGCTTGTAGGCTCCGACAAGGCCAGCTTCTCTGAGATTGTGGGCAATGCCAAAGTTCAACGCCCATACGCCAGAATCGCCAACGGAGACCCCTTCAGCGGGAAACAAACCATGTCCAAAGATGGCTGGAAATGGAAGCTCTGCCCTGTGTGGCGTTGGTCGAACCCGGCTATCAAGGACATTTTGGCAAACTTCCTAAAAACAGAGGGATGGGTTGCCGAGGATACGCCCCTTGTGTATTTTGAGCATATAAACGCAGAGGCCAAGGTTAGGGTTAAGAATCCCCTTACAGGCAGGGAGCGCATGGTTTGGAAGCAAGTAGGCAAAAACAATCACTTAATGGACGCAGAATGCATGAACATAGTTGGGGCGGCTTTGCATGGAAGGCTTAAAGTCACACCCGCAGACTTGGCAGAAAACATTGAAGAGTAGCCTTTGACACAACTTTTGATTTATGGCACAGGGTTCTTTTGTTGGTTTGCCTGTTGCCACCCTAACTTCTCTGCGGGACAAATATATTTCTTGTCTCGAGGCGATTGCGGTGGCCGGAGTTTCCTATTCTATTGGGGGGCGATCCTTTAGCCGAGCCAATCTTACCGAAGTTCGCAATACACTTGAAGAACTTACCTATGCCATTAAGCTTGCCGATGGAACAAGGACGCTGACCACCTACGCTAAGTTTGGCCCATGAAAAAGACCGAATTGAATTTGATTGATAAGGCGGTTGCCTTCATCAATCCCCAGAAGGCTGTTGAGCGTCTTATTGCCAGAAAGAAGCTGACCAAGTTTGAATACGATGCGGTAAAGTACACACGGGAACGCAGGGGGCCGAGCTCTCTTTCCGGGGCTGAAGATTATCGCTCGAACTATGATCGGGTAGAACTGATGAAGAGGGCGCGGGACTTGGCCGAGAATGTCGGCCTAGTTCGCTCGCTCCTCCTTAAATTTGCTGGTCATGTGGCAGGGTCAATCAGCTATCAAGCAAGGACTCTGAACCCGCAAATCAATTCAGACATAGAGGCATATTGGGCGGAATGGTGGGATAAATGCGACATCACAGGACGGCACACAGGCTCAACCCTTATGCAAGTTGCCGTGATGTCCATGTTGAGGGATGGAGACTTCCTTTTCCTTTTGGCAAGGGACAACGACAACAACCTAAAACTTCAAGGCATCGAGGCTGATCGGTTGGGCGATCCTTACAGAACCTACACAAGCCTTGAGTTAATCGGCGGTATTCATATTGACCGCAACACGGGCGCACCTACCGCCTACGATGTGTTCAATCGTAGCATTGGGGATTATTACACCTACCAAGCCACTATTTCCGCAAGCCAAGCCTTCCACCTTTTCGACCCGCTTCGCATTGACCAATATCGCGGAATCTCGGCCTTTCACACCGCTATCAATGATGCAACGGACATCCACGAACTGACCGGGTTTGAGAAGATGAGCGCGAAGGTCGCCAGCACCCAGAGCGCAATCGTGAAGCGCAACAACAACAATGCTTCCGACCTTTCCACCCTTTCAAATGATGAGGATTTCAATGGGAACCAAATCAAGCTTGAATCCATTGAGTCTGGTAAAATTTCCTACCTTGAGCCAGGAGAGGATATTGTTTTCCCCAACGGGCCAAGCCGTCCCTCCGGTGCTTTCATGGAGTTTCATAAGGTTCTGATGCGGAACATCTGCCTTGGGCTTGGCATCCCATATTCATTTGCGGTTGACCCTTCTCAAATGTCCGGCCCAACTGCTCGCCTTGAGATGCAACAGGCAGGGCGCACCTTCCGCCGATACCAGAATCTTTTGAACGATAAGGTTCTTCGGCCAGTTAAAAACATTGTCCTTGCCGATGCGGTTGCCCGTGGGCTTATCAGCGGGAGCGAGGGAAGCAAGACGACCAAAGGCATCTTCAACTTTGGAGCAAATGTCTCCATTGATTTAGGCCGGGAATCTGCCTCCGCCATCGCAGAATTTAAAACAGGCTTGCGGACGGCTTCTGATATTTATGCAGAGCGCGGCCTAGATTTTGAAAGCAGTTTAAGGCAAAAGGCACAGGAAGCGGCCTTAATCAAAAGCCTTGCAAATGAATACGATATTCCCGCCGTGGCAATCTCCGACATAGTTGAAAGCCTTGTCTATGCCCAACAGGCGGCGCAGAGGGCGGGACAATCCCAAGAGGGCGCAGATGCCCAGACCCAAGTTGTATCGGATATTTCTCTCAACGGAGCGCAAGTGACCAGCCTTATCAACATCATCAATGCGGTGGCGGCTGGGGTGTTGTCGAAGGAGGGGGCAGTTTCCATGATTACTGCCGCATTCCCCTCAATATCCATTGAGCAAGCAAAAGCAATTATTGAGGGGACAAAAGGTGGTAAACAGATTGCTACAACAAAAGAAGAAAAACAATCCCAACAAAATAAAAACAACAATAATGATGAAGGAGAAGAACCAGAAAGCGGAGACGAGCCCGAACCAGTTGAGCCTATCGAACCTTCTTCAGAAAATTTAGAAGTTAAAAAAAAAGAGTCTGAACTAGCGGATAACTGCGGGACAGGGGAAGGCGGGTTTCAGCCCGGAAATACTTGTGCGGGCGGAGGGGATGGGGAAGAAGATTCTTATGAATCAATAAGAAAAAACCCAGATTTTATTAGAGACCCGTCAGACGAAAGAGTTTTTAAATTAAAGGGTAAGTCTTTAAATCAAAAAGACATAAAGGAAGCAATCATTAAAAACGGCCTTAAGCCGGGTGATACATATAAGCATGAGGCTGGAGAAATTGAGATTCTAAAACCCAAGCCTTTTATTGGGATGGACAATAAAGTTTCTGCAATAGAGGTTGATTATTCTTGGAGGCCAAAAAAGGGACAAGGTGGAAGAACTAGCTCAATAAGCTTTTCTCCAAACGAAGAAATAAAATTTCCAAAAATTAAATATCAAAACAAGCTTATTTCCTCAATAACAAAAGAGGTATCGAACCCGGCAGAAAAAGAAATTAAGGATGCAATTAAAAAATATGGCATAAGGCAATCCAGACAGATGGAGGAAATAAAATCCCTAAATCCCGCAGAGCTTAAAATGCTCATCGCCGGGATGATGGGCGGCATTGAGTTGGGCAAGTATGACGGGATTGATTTTACGCCCCCAGAAGGAGCAAGGGAAGCCGCAAAGAGGGCTTTGGATGTAAGGGAAACCAAGCCAGCCAGCCAAAGGGGAATGACACCCGTAGGCATCGCTAGGGCGAGGGACTTGATTAACGGGGTAAAGTTCTCGCCCGATACCGTCCGCAGAATGAAGGCATTTTTTGATCGCCATGAAGTTGATAAAAAGGGGTCGACTTGGGATGAGCAAGGCAAGGGATGGCAAGCATGGAATGGCTGGGGTGGAGACGCTGGTTATGCGTGGGCAAGGAAAGTGGTTAGACAGATGGAGGCTAGGGACAAGAAAGAACTGGCAGAACCAGCCTCTTGCCCAATCGCAACCCAAGACATCAAAACCAATCTAGCCAATAGGCAGACAGCGGTGGACGATGCAAACTACGGCCCAGCTAATCCAAACGAGCCTAATGAGGATTATTGGAAGGCGAAAGCAAACGAGTTCCAAGGAGATGTAGCCACGGCCAAAAAGATGCTTTGTGGTAATTGTGCGGCCTTCGACCAGAGGAGCAAAGTTCTTGGGTGTATTAAGAAGGGCATCGGCGAGGATGCAAACGAAGTCGCTATTGGTGGCAATCTAGGTTACTGCGAGATTTTTGATTTTAAATGTGCGGCCAAAAGAACTTGTGACGCTTGGATTGTGGGTGGCCCAATGACTGATGAGAAGGCAAAGGAACTAGCCCGACCCGGCCCAAAGTCTGCGGCACAAACTCCCGCACCGCCCAAGGAACGGATTAAGGGATCAAAAGAAAACCCCGAAGGCACGGCGGCCACAAGGTCAAAAGCTGGCGACATAGAGATTTCAGAGGCCAATGAGCAAGCCCTTAAAGACAAGATTGCCCAGTTCAAAAAGGATCACCCCAAGAAGAACGCGCCCAGCCTTGGGACTCTAAAGAAGGTATTCCGCAGGGGTGCTGGGGCTTATTCGACTAGCTTTAGGCCGACCATCACAGGAGGCCAGCCCAACAGCCGAAACGCTTGGGCGATGGCTAGGGTGAACAAGTTTCTCAAGATGGCTGGCGGTGGAGAGGTCAAGGAATCCTACCGCAAAGCCGATGGCGACCTTTTGACATAAGGAAAAAACCATGCCCCTACCGACCCCTAGAGCAGACGAAACCGAACAAGAATTTGTTAATCGCTTCATGGGCAACGATACAGCTGTCAGCGATTTTCCAGACGAAAAGCAAAGGGCGGCGGTGGCATATCGTACCTATCGGGATGAGGAAATGGAGGAGTTGGAGTTGGGGGGCGTTTCAATCCTTGAGGTTGGGGAGGCAAAGGGGCATGACTTATTCGTGGATAAGGTGAGCCTAGAAAAAGCCCTTGCCATTATGAAAAAGGCTCCCAATGGCATTAAGGTGAAGGTGGATCACGGAACTGGATTATCGAGCGTTTGCGCCTTGGCTCGCAACCCCCGCATCGAAGGCGACAAACTAGTTGCCGACCTTCGCCTTCTCCGCAACTCCCCGCATTATGGCCTCATCAAAGAGATGGCCGCAGAGGCTCCCGACCAGTTCGGCGTTTCCCTAGCTTTCGTGAACGAATCCGAAACCATAGATGGCAAAGACTACATTCGCCCACAATCTATCGCTTCCGCCGACCTAGTTTCTAGCCCTGCGGCAACTAACGGACTTTTTGAGGAGATGGTTAAGTTTATGCAGAAATTCGGCTACATGGCCGGAGGGAAGCCCATTCCAGTTGATCTGCCAGAGGCAGTTGAGGAGGGGGCAAATTTGACAAAGGAGAAAAAAGCAATGCAAGAGAACAAAGCCGACTATACAAAGGACATCGAAGATATTAAAGTTCGTTTGTCCAAGCTTGAGGAGTCGATGACCCCCAAGACTGAAGAGAAAAAGGCCGAAGCCCCCGAAATTAGCGTGGAAATCGAGCCGAAAGAAAAAGAAGATAACTCCGAGGAAATGGCCAAGAAGCCCCAGACCGAGGAGATGAGCGAACTGGTTAAGAAAGTTTTGACCGAGTTCGGCATCAAGCCCGTCCCGGCTTCGCCCGTGACCGAAGAGGCTCCCGCAAAGAAAGAGGAGCCGAAGAATTTTGAAGCTCTGGTGGCGGCTCACCCCGACTACGGAACTTCAAAGCTCAAGGCCATGAAGGCCGTGATGCTTTCCAACCCCAAGGAGTACAGCGAGGCTCTTGCCCGTGGTATTTCCAAACTCTAAACCAAGGATAAAATAGAATGAGCACCAATATTGACGGAAATTTTCGGACATTCAGCACTTCGTCCGCTATCTCGGCTTACCGCCTTGTTCAGCCCTCCACCGTGACGGCTGGCGGGGTTGATGTGGCCGTGACCGGGGCGACCAAGGCCATCGGAGCCACGATTGATGATGTGGCGGCCAATGGCTATGTGACCGTGAAGCTGTTCCACCCCACCTTCTTCGCAACCGTGTCTGGCACGGCGGCGGTCGGTGATGTTGTGAAATTTGATGCGGCTGGTCAAGTGACCACGCTGGCGGCCAATCTTGTGACCGCTGGTATCGCCCTTGAGGCGGCCACGGCGACTTCGGCGGTGATCGAGATTGCCGTTCCGATGTTCTAAGGATTAACCCAAACAAAGAAAGAATAAGAAAATGAGTTATATCTCTGGTGGCACAACGATTCGGGGAGACATCAACCAGGCTCTGGTTGAAGCCCCCAATGGCGATACTGGTCTGATCGGGGCTGAAATCTTCCCCCTTCTGCCCGTCCCCGCCAAAAGCGGTCAGTACCTCAAGGTTCAGTTGGCACAGGCCGACCTCCTCAACAATGATTCCAAGGCTCGCGATATTGGCTCCGGTTACGCCCGTGCCATCCGCGCCTTCGGGACTGATACCTACGACACCGTTGAGTTCGGTCTTGAGGAATTGATTGATGATAGCTTCCGCGCTGATGCTGATCGTTTCTTCGATCTAGAAGCCTCCTCGGCTCGCTTCCTCCTCCGCCAAATCAAACTTGGCCATGAGAAGCGTGTGCAGGACATTATCAATGCCAGCACGACCCCCTTCACCACCGCCGATCAGTCTGCCATCTCCGCTTATACCAATGCGAATCTGGCGAACATTGATGTGGCTGGCGATGTGGCCAATGCTCGTACCGAACTGAACAAGCTCGGTTATGAGGCCAACACGGTCATCATGTCGGCCCCTGTGTTCGAGCGTATCCGCCGGACGACCAAGCTACAGAATCAGTTCTTCGGGGTTATCTCCGACACGGGTTCCCGCTTGCTGTCCGAGGCTGAAATCGCGGCGGCTCTGGGAGTCCAAAGGGTTCTCGTTGGTCGCGCGGCGATCAACTCCGCTAACAAGAACAAGGCCTATTCTGGTGGGTTCGTGTTCTCCAACACCTTCATCACCGTTGCCAATGTGCAGAGCGGTCAGTTCACCGCTGGCGGTATCGGGCGCACCCTCGTTTGGTCGGCTGATGCCCCCGGAGGCTTCGTCTCCGAGAGCTATCGTGATGAGGCTCGCCGGAGCAATGTGCTTCGGGTTCGTATGAATACGGCTGAAAAGCTGATTGATGCGAATGCTGGCGTGCGTATCACCACCAGCTTCAACTAAAGATTGGTTTGTGTGTTCCTCGAAAGGGGGGTTAGGGTAAAAGCCCTAGCCCCCTTTTCTTTTCTATGAATTGACATAAATCCCACCTTAAATCCTATATGCGAAATCCTCTGTCCATTTACCTTATTTGTGGCTCTAATGAAGCCGAGTATCTCCAAAGAGTTCTTAAAAGCTTCAAACCCGTTGCGAAAGAGTTTGTTGTTTGCCTTGCTGGCGGGTCAGCTTCGACAGCCGAGGAGGAGCGGATTGCCTTGGATGCTGGGGCTAAAGTTGTTTATTACAAAAACAAAAGAACGGATTGGCCTCACATAGACGATTTTGCAACGGCCAGAAATACAGCCCTAGAGGCTTGTTCAGAGAAGTGGGCGATGTGGGTGGATGCTGATGATGAGATGCAACCAGGGGCAGAGGCAATTATAGACGAAGCTATTACACAAGCGGAGCAGAGGGAAGCCCAACTCATAGCGTTCCGCTACAATGTTTCCAATGCCGGACTGATACCCCTTCGTGAGATGGTTTCCCTAAAGGGCAAGTGCAAATGGAAGAATCGGGTTCACGAAATGTTGGTAGCAGAGGATCAGACAAAGATATTTGGGATTGATAAGGTGGTTCGGGTTCACAACCCAAAAGGCTATAAAAAGACATCTGCCGACAGAAACTTCACCATCCTAAAGGATGTTTTGGAGCCAGCCCCAATCTCGCTTTATTACACCCAGCAAGAATACTTTTTAACTACAAATTGGGCCGAGTGCCTAAAATATGGAAAGCTGGCAATTCAATTCCCAGAGCTAGAGGATACACTTCGGTATGATGTGCTTTGCAATATGGGAAGATGCGCCCCGACTACCGAGGAAAAATTAAGATATTTAGGCGAGGCGATTGCCTGCCAGCCAGACCGCAGGGAAGCCCATTATTGGCTCGCGGTTGAGTATTCAGCCCATGGAAAATGGAACAAGGTTTGGGGGGCGGCTCGTTCTGCCATGAGCCTTCCAAGACCAACACAACACTACTGGAACCTTGTTGAAGCAATTTATTCTTGGCAAGCGATGGATTTGTACGAAACAGCTTGTGCCTGTATTGGCAAGAAAGAAGAGGCCGAAAAGATTAGGAAGGCAAGACCAG